AAGAGACAGGTCGACCATCACCAATGAGGACGGCCCGACCGAGCTCCTCCTCAAGCATGATCTTCATCTCACCGCGGATGTAGGAGACGACATCAAAGTCAGTGATGTCGAGGATGTCGTCCCTATCCAACCTCTGCTTCTTATAGATGGTGGTCGGCGAGGTGACACGCTGCAGCAACGTGAAGACCTCGTCTTCCTTCTTATTGCCCTTAATGTAACCCCGGGCACGGGCCTCGTCGGCAGTGATGTCGGCGAAGCGGGTACGAATACGGGAGAAGGGCGAGTGCTTAGCAGCACCGACGACGGAGTTGACCCAATCGGTCTTGCGCTTGATAAACTCCGGCTGGTTCCACAGATCCTTGGCCTCGGGGAAGAGGGTCTCGATCTGCTTGATGCCGTAAGCGTCGGCGTGGGCCAGGATGGCCTGCTTCAGGGAGCCGCTGGAGCGAGCGTCCTCGAAGATGGTCTCGACCTGGGCGTGAGTCAGGACGGGGAGCTCCTCGGTGGTAGCGGAGCCCTCAAACACGTTCTTGTGAGCCATAGTATCCTCAGTTGTGTCGGAATGGGCGGTGTCATCGACCTCTTCGGTCTCCGACTCCTCCGCCTCTTCATCTACGGAATCGACGAGCTGTCCAACGATGGCGTAAACCGCCGTCTTCTGCTCCTCTGTCATCCCTTCGAAGATCTCCCCGAGCGTGGGGTCATCCTCGTCGCCCTCAGCCTCATCGGCCTCCGGCTCCTCCTCAGCGTGCTCGACGTCGTCAGTCTCCTCCGCCTTGAAGTCCTCATCCTCGTCCTCGACGTCATCACCGTGCGAGACGAAGTCCAGCTGTGCATCCGTATAGATGACAGCCTCGATCTCATCGCCGTCGTCGCCATGCTCGATGGAGACCTGGTCAATGAGGGCACCAGGATTGGCGCCGCGGAGCACCAGGCTCACCTCGACGAGCTCGCCGTGGACAACGTCGTTGCCCCGAGCCCGAACGTGGGTGGCATAGATGCTCATCGCCTTGATGTCGCCGTTCTTGACCATCTCTCGAGCGGTCCGGCCACGATCTGTGTTGTTGAGGTGGGCGTAGGCGTAGACGCCGTCCTCACGGACCTCAAGGTCGGCATGCCCGAGGACGTTCTCAACGTCGCCGTGCTTGTGCTGCCAGACCAGAGGTACAGTCTTCCCGTCGTACGCCGCGAATGCCCCGTGTCGGATGACCTTGTTATCCGAGCACCGAACATCGTTCTTCGTGGCGTAGCCAGAGAAATCGCACTTAACTGCCATTTTGACTACTCTCCATCAGTTCGGAAATTGGTACCTCCGATGCAGGGACTTCGTCGACCGGCTCTTCGCCAGGCGGCTGTTCCTCGCCCATCGGATTGATGTTGGAGTTCACCAACTGGTTTGCCGTCTCGTCGTCAGACTGGGCCCAGCCGAACTTCGGACGAAGCTCATTAGCGGTACCAATCTCGTTACGCTTGACGGAGTCGACCAGCTTGGACATCTCCTCCAGCGGGACGTTGAGGAACGGATCCTCGATCGCCATGATCCGCTGACGCTGCGTTCGGGCAGTCTTGGTGAGGAAAGTCCTGGTGATGGCATCCGTGATCGCCTTCAGAACTGGACGAACCGTTCGGTTCTGGTAGTTCAGCATCTGACGAGCATCAGCCTTGCCGGTGAAGACATCCTCGGTCATTCCGAGCTGGTTGTACAGCTGGGTGGTGAGCCACTGAATCTGGCTCATGAGGTTGTTCTCGGAAGGTCGGTTCAGCTGAGTGATTCGCTCCGCACCGTCGGTGTAAGCGATACCGTACTGAGACCCTGCGAGCTGTTCCTCAATGGCCTTTCGTCGTGCCTCAGCCTGCTGCTTCTTCAGCTCAGTCTTGACGACGTACGGAAGCTGAATGATGATGTCCAGCTTACCGGATCCGGACTGCTTATCGATGGCGTCCAACAGGTGGAGCTTCTGTGTCAGTCGCTGCAGCGTCGAGTTCGGAGCATTCATCACGCTGTACAGAGGGTTCTGTACAACAGCGACAAACTCCTTCTCGAGAGTCAGCTGTTCTCGCTGCCCAGTCTGGTCATTATAGACCTCAACTCGAACGTGGCGAGGATACCAGTTCAGGATTGTGCCGACTCGCATAGACTTGATGTCGTAGCCCTGAGTCAAGTCGGGGCTGACATCTGTGTCTACAGGAACGATCGCTACAGCGCCTTCTTCGAAGAGCGTGAGTACCAAATCCTGGAAGAATCCCTGACCGGTCTGGTCAATGTTGGCGCTCAGAGACAGGCAGTCATCAAGGTAGCTACGGTAGTAGCTCTTAAGGTTGCCATTATCGTCAGTCTTGACGTGCCGAATAGGAACATTCGATACATCGATAGCAATCTGGTTATAGATGCTCGTGACGATTGTCTGGTCGCCGACGACAGGTCGGTAATTCAGGTTTGGATTACCGAATGTCCACGAACCGTACTCCGGTGTGAAGTTCTTCTTGTCCGGGGATTTTGAAAACGCATTCCATGCGTGAGCTAGTCGATCACTAAGACCCATTTCACCTCCTCGCTCATTCGAATGCCTCCTTGTTGATCTTGTATGCCACGAAGGCATCCATCAGAGCAGCCACTGAGTCGATCTTCTCTTCCGAGCGTTTCTTCAGCAGCTTTCGGTTACCGTTGGTATCCTCAAGTGTGACACAGTTTCCCATGGTGAAAGACATGAGTTCCTGGTCGAAGATGAGTAGTCGCTCAGCGGCCAGCTTCTTCAGTTCCCCGAGGGGGACCGATTCGGTCCTGGCTCCCTGAATGACTTTCTCAATACCATACGGGCCGTTCTCCTGCTCCCACCGGGTTACGAACTCCTTGGCGTTGTACGGGTCGAACCCAAATGCCGAGACGTCGTACTTTTGTTCATCGATGTACTGGTCTAGATCTTCATAGACCTCCATCATGTCCAGGACGGTACCCTCCATAACTCGGAGGCTTCCCTCTTGGATGAACTCGTCATACTTCTGGCGTAGAGCACCCGGCAACTTCATGAGCGTCAGCTCAGAGATGTATGCCAGAGTCTTTACACCGAAAGCTTGATTCCTGAGTGGGAATAGGAAGGTGAATGCACAGAAGTCATCACCCTGGGACAAGTCGGCGCCCATAGCGCACTGCATGTTCCAGAATGTGTTCTTCCTGTGCGGGATTGTCTCCTCGTAGGTGAAGAAGTAGGTGTATCCCTCCATGGGGATTCCGAACCTCTTGGCGAGGATGTCGTTTCGAGCGGCAGGAGCTTGCTCCATTCGATCGACGTCCTGCTGGTACCGATCATAAGAGACAGTGATGCCGATGTTCGGCTGGGCTTTAACCCACATAGCAGGATCTGCTACTTCCTTGATGTCATCAAGTCTGTAGTAGAAAATTGAGATGTGAGGGGCGATGTATTCGCCCTTCAGTATTTTGAGCAACTCCATCTTCATGGTGTCACCCACCGCATTGCGGATGGTTCCCTCAGATGAGACGGCTAGAATGACCGGATCATCGATCTTCGAGGCACCCTGTTCTAGTGCACCGACAACGTCCTCACGGATATCGCCGGAAAGCCACTCATCCACCGTACAAACCTTGGGTCGAAGGCCCTGTAGCTTGTCGATAGACATGGGTCGAACCTCGAGGAGGGACCCGGTGAGGAAGTTCTCCACACCTTTCTTCGTAGCAACCAGCTTCTGGCGGTTAGCCCTCGCACCGGTTGTATTTTGAATGGATCCCTCAGTCAGGAACTTATACAGCGGACCTCGGGCTCGAGTGATGGCGGTCCGGAATGGACCCATCACCTCTTCAGCCTGCTTCATGGTCGGAGCCGTAGCGATCTGATGTGTCGTAGTAGTGTCGATCACCAGGAAGTAGTTCTGGATCAGAGACATATACATCGACTTCGCTGCTCCACGAGCAACGATCAGATACTGCTTGATCGTAAGGCGCTTCTTTACGGTTTTGGTCTCATAGCGACCGCCGACTCCGTCCTCATATGGGACGAAGACCTGGCGATCCTCGAAGTAGTACCATCCAAGGAGCTGTTCGGCCCAGAGCTTGAAGCTGTCTAGAAGATGGAGGTCGGCTCCGTCGGACAGAGTAAGCTCGTTCTCGCAGTATGCAATGAACCCTTCTACAGCTTGATCGTCGTAGTAGTATTCGGGATTGGCGACCAGTGCGTCAATCCGGTTCATCTCGCATGAGATCTCTTCACATACCGGAATCTCGCCTCGGATGACTGCATCACGAAACTGCCCGTAGTATTTTGGTACTGCGGTGTTCGAGAGCATTACTTAGCAGTGCTCCCCGGGTTACGAGGATACCGCTTCTTCTTGGGCGAGGGCTTAGTCTGCTTGAATGACTTCGGCTTCTCGATCTGCTTGCGTTCGGGAGCCTTCTTCAGAGCGGGACCACCAATAGACTTGGCTTCCTTCTTGGTCTCCTCGGCTACGACAGAAGCTGCCTCAGCGGCTTCCTTAGCCTTCTCCGCCGCCTTCTTAAGAGTCTCGGCTGCGGACTTCCCTTCCTTACCAGTATCGAACGACTTATCGAAGGCGGTTTTCATGGCCTTGGTTGCTGCGTACGTACCAGCCTTAGTCAGAGAGTTCTCGAGGATCGATCGAGTGACTTCACGACCTCGAACCAGGTGGCGATCGGCCTTGAGCTCCCGATAGCGTTTCTCTTGCTCCAGCCGTTTAATTCGAGACTGGAGCTCGGTGTCGCTGATCTTCTTGTATCCGCGGTTTGCAAACTTCTTTCGGGCCTTGGCTGCCTTCTTGGCTTCGATCTTTCCGGCAACTCGTGCTTCATGAGCCTGCTTAGCCTTCCGGACGCTCGACGCCGTCTTTCGACTAGCGTCCACGGTGAATCGTCCAGTCTTCTTAAGGGCCCTTGCCGTAGCAACACGGCCTGCAGAAGCCTTCTTTCGAATGACGCCCCATCGCTGGCCCTTTACGCCATGGTGGATGAGGTCTTCTACCTCTGCTTCCCCTCGGTCTGATAGATCAGTCGCCATGCTGCCTCCTCGATCAGCTTCTGGTAAGCGGAGACCAAGAAGGAGTTCCCCGGTGGGTCGAAGAACAGCTTAACCTTCATGGCAATGTATGACTTGATAGCCGCTTCGTCATCGATCTGGTCAAAGACTGTCCAAGCGGTATCTTTATCAATCGGGACGTCGCATTTTGGCCCCAATTGTGCGAGATCCATTCGTGCAGTGTTGATGTGCATGAGGATCTGGTCATCGAAGACATCATATCCCGGCATGATGCCGATTGCCTTCTTAGTGTCTTCAAGAATTGTTCCCATTAGATCCTCCAGGGAGCTTGATCATTCGGTCGACGCTCAACAACTCGTGGTGTCAACCTCGATCGGTCTCCGAAGTGTATCGCGTTGTGGGTATTCTTGGTTGTCGTGATGAGAAACTCTGGCTCGAGGATGTCTGGATTGAATTCCTCGAGGTCTCTGGGCTGAATCGGATTCATGTGGTGGATTAGCGGCATGTATCTGATGTCAAGTCCCTCGATCCCGAGGTCACAGGCTTCATCTCGAGCCAGAACAAAGTTCCTGACCTTCTTCCACTCCGTCGAGGTGTAGAATCGCTGGTTCAGGTAACGATCAAAGCCAAACGTAGACGTACCGACTTGCCCGGTGAGAGCCAGGTAGTCAAACCGCTCCTCAAAGGTCTCGAGGCGCGCCAGTTCAGTATACGTTCGTAACATCTCCCGCTCCAGAGTATGTACGGAAGGCTTCGATGGCTTCTTTGGCAATCTTCTCAGCTTGTTCGGCGCTGACGAGCGCCGTCTTCTTTGCCTCGAGGAGTGCTGTTTCATTCCTCAGCTTCTCTACCTCCAGCTGTTCTCTTGTGGAGGCGAGCTTGAGGTAGTGGTTCACCGTGGTTGCCGGTGCTGTACCCTCTCGAAGCTGCTTCTCAGCAAGCTCAAGCGCCAGGTTAATCATTTGCGCTTCGCGTTGCTCCACAGTTCGAGCTGGTTTAGAGGGTGTTGCGGCCCTTTTACCCATAGTTGCTCCTTAGATAGAGGGCGTTTGGGGCCAATTGAGGGCTAGATTCTAGGGCCCGTTGTGAGCGAGACCAGCAGGAAGAAAGGAGCACACAAAAACTTCCTGTGGGCCCTAGAACCTAGTCCCCAATTGGCTTTCCAAATATCCCTCCGGGGAAAATATGGAGGGGGCGGCGATGAGGGTGGGGGGCCTAAATTGCGGACCCCCCTCCCCCGGTGTCGACGAAGAAATTTTATTTTTCAATCATCGATTTCAAAAGTTTGATAGAAATTTGTCACATCAAACTTGAGAATTCGATCAATTGCATTTTCAATTTCTTCGATTTCAAGTTCTTCACTTAACGAATCGCTTGACACACACAGCCTAGCCACCAGGCCACAGGTACCGTAGCCGTGTGCTGTGTCGAAAGCAAACCATTCGTCCCATGAAGTTCTTGGATCGTAAGGATTGTCCACTGTGGACAGCATCCTAGCCATAGTAGACCTCCTCAGAGAGGCCCTGTGAGAGGGTGTGTACCATGGTGTGGTCAGCCCTCCTCTAGAGCACGATGAACAGATGTGGTAGAGATTCCCAAAGCTTCAGCAATCTCAGCAGCAGTCTTACCTCTACTACTCATAGCCTTGGCTCTGGACACCATGCTGGACGATACCTTAGGCTGGGACCTAGGTGTAGCCAGTTCCCTCACTACTGATTCATCAGCAAGTTCAAGAACCTTGTTCAGTGCAGCCTGTGATACAGCACCTTCCTGGATAGCCTGCCACTCTCGAGGTGTGATAGAGAAAGGCTTCTTACCAGCCCCCGTTCTTGAACGGGCCTCGGCTAAAGCCTGGCGCCGGGCTTTCTGGAGACGCTCTTTATCATTGGCAAGAGTTGGATCAGCTTGCTTCTTAGCCCTAATGACTGCGTCAGCTAGGACCTGAGCCTGTCTTTCCCTGGGTTTATTCCGGAGGGCCTCGTTTACTTTGGCCTTGAGGGACTTAACTTCAGGGGCATAGGTCTTTGCAGCCTGGGGGTTCTTTCGAACAGAGGGGATAGCAAGCGTAGCCTTACGGGCTTCGTTAGCCATAGCCTTCAGTTCGTTAGAGTGATTGGCATAGACCGTTTCGATAGCACTCCCGTTCTTAGAAACGAGAGAGTATGCATCATGGGTCTCGGCCAACTTAGTAGACTTCTCGGTACGAAGCACAGTCTTACCATGCTTATCTACATAAGTAGCCCCAGTCTCTTCATAGACCTTGCGTCCTGTCCGCTTATCGATAGGCCCACCCTTTGAAGCGGACCGGGCTTTTCTTTCAGCAACCCGCTTCTCGGAAGAAGCACGACTGATTAGAGTAGACGCCCCAGCATTTGCCTTGCCCTGGTATTTCTTCTTGAGGGCGGCAATACCGTTATCGATCTCGGACTGCTTGTAGTTGAGCTTGTGCTTCTCGGCATCAATCACAACCATGGAGTGTCGAACAGCACGGGCAATCTCAGCCTGGTTGGCACCACCGATAGTCATGTCGGTGATCAGGTTTGAAACCTCACCCATCTTCATCTGCTTCTGCTTAGAAGTCATGGGTTTCATACCCTCGTATGCCGGGTACATGGCTTTGGGGTCGAAGTCCTTCAGGCCCTTGAGAGCCGGGGAGGTCTTGACCTTTCCGCCATTGTTCGGAATGACAAGAACAGAGTCACCATCAAAGTCAGCACCTGACAGCCTTTCTGCAACCTTAGGATGAATCCCGATTGCGTCCTTAACCTTAGTCCCTATTGCTTTTCTGGCATGGGGGTTTTTATTGTTGACTGTCAGTTCTGGGATCTCGAATCGTCCACCATGAGGGTGACGAACAAGAACAACCTTCTCCCCATGTTTGAAGTTGGGGGCGTAAACCTCCGTAGTCTTCATCTTGGGGACGGGAAGGATGACCTGGCTTGCCTGTCGAGGAAGAGCCGCGGCCTTCAGATCCACAGCGTCAGAGTCCACTGAGTCTGCGAAAGACTGCAGCAGCTTCTTCTTGACGGAGGGATTTGTTAGAGCCATGATCTCTTCGAACTCGGCACGGCGCTTGTCCCGAACCTTCTGCAGCTGCTGCTTGGCAAGAGAGACGGGCTGCTTCGAGAGGAACTGGGAACTCAAGGTCTTCGACCAATCACCCCAAGTACCCTCATCGTTGACGATGTTCATCGCCGACAGCTTCTTCTTGCCGTGGGCATCGGTGTAGTGAAGCTGCTTGCGAATCACCGAACCGAACGGGTTCGAAGGGTCGCCAGTCTGCTTCTTGAGGGCGTCAAGCTTATTGCCGGTGGGGTTCTTGTTGGTGTTGAACCGGAGATCATATCCCTTAGGAATGTCATCCGAGTACATCGCCATACCCTTGAGATAGTGCGTACCATCAACAGAGATACGAACCTGGGCATAGTTTGAGCCACCGAGGGAGAGGTCTTTGACTCCTCGTCGAACCTCAATAACGCCGTCCATATCGGTACCACCCTCGTTTCCATAGCGAACCTTCAGTCGCTTGCTGGAAACTGCAGTGGGCTTCTCGATACCATACACGGTACGACCCCGGTCCTCAATATTGACGCCGGGGGCTTTAATTTCGCCCCGCTTGGCCAGAACCGTCTTGTAGTCCATGCCCGGAGGCACCAGGACCTTCATTTCGGTGAATTTACCAGTCGTCTGCTGCTGGACCTTCACCTTGTGGACATGGTAGCCCTCAGCCTCGAGCATGGCAGTTGCGGTCTTCATCTTGGTGCTTGTAACACCCATGTTGACCTCAACGCCGAGTCCGACGTCAAGAAGACCGTCCTTACCGACCTGCTTCTTGAGCTCCTTAGCAAGCGCCTCAGTGCTCCCAGCCCTTTCTTTGAGGGTGGGGTCTAAAAGCGCTCGAACGGAGGACTCGTTGATGCCCATACGGCGACCAATGGCCGTGTTAGACATACCCTTCTCCTTGAGCCGGGCCACCATTGCAACGTCAGCCTTACGCTTCTCGTTCTTGGCAATGGACTTCTGGGCTCGAAGCTGGGTGGTGGTCATTCCAAGGCCCTTGGCAATCTCGGTCTCGCTGAGACCCTTCGACTTTAAGTCCTTGATGGTGGAAAGCAGGTCACCAGAGTGCTGGTGGGGGTCCTGACCAGAACCCCAAGGATAGCGCCCGGAACGGCGCTTAACACCATAGTGGGCGAGATCCATTAGGCCTCCTCTTCCTTGATCTTCTCGATCAGCTTATCGAACTGGATGATGGTGTCCATGATTCGGGCAATATCCTCGCCCTCAGGGTTTGCTACCTGAATATCGTCATTCTGGTAGATACGGAGCTCATAGTTAATAGCCCCAGGACGCTCATCATACTCGAGGCAGAAGAGTGCCGCGTAGATCATGAGCTGATCAATCTTGGCGGGGTGAACGCCAGTCTTCAGATCGTGGATGCGAAGCAGGCCCTTGTCAAAGGAGATAGCGTCAGCAGTGCCAAAGCAGTTGACCGAGTAAAACAGGACTTGCTCCGGCTCCATCCGAAACCCAATAGCATCGTTAACATAGTTGTTGAATGTCACCTTGTTTCGAGGCATGCGCATCTTCAGACGAATGTGCTCAGCGGCGAGCTCGTGAAGACGGGTACCCTTTGCAGCGGCCTGGGCGGTTCGGAAGGTCTCGATCAGTTTGTCAGGAGAGTAGTTGAGCCAGTGATACTTGCTGGCGGAAAGGAATGCGTGGGCCCCACTAAGCTGTGAGTGATTGTTGAACTTCACTGAGGATCTCGCTCTCGTTCTCAGGGTAGATGAATGCGGCATACGACATCGCATGCATGGTCCGAACATAGTGTGCTTGGTTCGGACGGACTGAGGCAATGGCGCCTCGCTTCACCTCAAGGGCCGCCCAACGATTCTTGTAGAGAAGAATCAGATCGGGTATACCTTGGATGTAGTTGGGATCATTTTTCAGAATGATGATCCCCGGCAGCATCTTGTTCAGCTTCTTGATGAGCTGTGCTTGGAATTGTGACTCACGCAAGTTGTGCTCCTCTGGGTAAGCCTATAAGAAGGGATAGGCTTGTTTCTATCCTTCTTATCATTATATGCGTAGTTTGCGACGAGGGGTGTCACACGTATTGTAGAGGGGTATTCTTGGAATGGGTGGGGTTTTGTTACAGATGTTACTAATGTGAAAATCCGATCGATAAACATCATCAAACATCATCAAACAGCCTCAAGGAAGGGGTGGACAAAAAATACCCAAAAAACCCTATACTCATATATATATTAAAAAATCAATCAATCAATCAATATATATATTTTACTAAAAATGGCCACATTGTGACCTTTCGTTGCAATTCCAAGGAAAAGTCCACAATACGTGTGACACCTAAGTGGCCACTTTTTTGGCCACAATACGTGTGATAAGTAACATCTGTCACTTCTGTAACATATAAAAATGGCCAGTGGGACGGAAAAATGGCCACCCAATAAAGAGTGGCCACTCTCCCGACCCACCGTCACACGTATTCTAACCGATGAAAGCCCTCTCGTTGAACACCTTCTTCGAGCTCAGCGACCGCCGAACCGCCTCATCTATCGAGGAATGAGACTCAAGAAAGTAGTACTTCAATCGAGAATATGGAGTGTTCAATCGGTCGATCCGACCCTCACACTGCTCCGTCACTCGCCAGGAATAGTTGAGGGACCAGAAGAGAACCGTATCGGTACTAGTACAGTTCCATCCCTCTGCTGCCGAGGTGTACTGACAGATATAGACCCATCGAGGTTCTGCTGGTATAGCATCGTGCCTATGTCCATTCCATTGCGCCGTAGGCAGTCCAAGGCTCTCTGCAACTGCAAGGATTCGATCGAGCTCATAGTTGTAATTGTAGAATACGATAACCCTCTCATTGCCTGAGAGTATGCGCTTGGCTTGCTCTGAACGCCAGTCATTGTCACTGACCACCTTTCTCAAGATTCTGCAGACCCCACCTGCGTCTCTAAGGGGTTCCTCTGTCCAGGGATCCATCCTGTTCTTCACGACCCACTTGTACAAGTCACGGTCGTAGTCACAGAAGACAGTCTCCCTCTCACGAGTAGTATGACGCTCCACCGGCATCTCCACAAGGATACTCCGACGAAGTCGCTGCAGCTTCGCCTCCCCTATGTATCGTTTGACCTTGGGGTATTTTGCGAAGCGGTCAAATATAACGTGATCCTCCATGAACTCCGTACGAGTCCTGAAGAACCCGTGAGCCATGAACACCGGGAGATAGTCCATCCAGACGTCTCCAGGGGTGGCTGAGAGCAGAAGCCAGGTGTTCTTACGAGTGATCTTCAAGAACTCCTTAACCCAGCGCCCACTGCCGGAAGCACGCTGCTCATCGAAAAAGAATACCGCATGTTCTCGATCCGAGTACTTCCCGATGTTGTTCCACGAGTCCACCACAATGGATGAACCTGTGAAACTACATGCAGGATCTGTACTCAGACCGAGACGCGCAGCTTCCTCCTCCCACTCAAGAGAGTCCCGCTTCTTAGCGGTTGTGATGACATACAGCGTAGGGGAGCCCTTGACCTTCTTCTTGGCCAAGGACCCCCCTTTCTTGAACGAGGCGGCGTTACAAACCGACGTGAGGTACCACGCCAAGCTTGTCAGGGTCTTCCCCGAACCAACGCCACCTGCCAGGATGCTGCCGTTCTGCAGTTGACGCACCGCCTGAATCTGCTCAGGTCGGTACACAACTGTCATGGTTAGTGTGTTCTCCTTTCGAGACATGTTCCGAAGATCCACTCGTCGAATGCAGACTCATACTCCTCGAGCATCCACCCAAGGCGACCCTCAGCATACTCCTCCTTGCGGAACTCGGAGTTGGACTTAAGGTAGAGATTCTTCACCCAGAGGTTCCGTCGGTTTCCATCACGGTACTGTACAAAGTATCCGTCGGGAATCCAACCAACAAAGGCAGTCCACACAAGCACCCCAGCCGAGCGCTTGAGCTGCTTCTTGCCTCCAACCGGGTACATCCGGTAGAACCAGGTCTGCTTGTCAAGGGTGGGGGTCAGAAAACGACCAGTCCGCTTATTCCGAACCCTACCCAAGTCCGATACCTCGTACTTCTCGAAGGGATGGGGGATTGTCTTCCACTGCTCAGTAGCCAAATCGAGTCTTTCTATCCGACTCCGACTCTGTGCAAGAGCCGAAGATGTAGTCGTCGAATTCAGAGACAGTCTCGTCGAAGATGCGATCCTGCTCTGCATTGTACTCGTCATACCAGGCCTGCCGGTACTCGGAGTAGGACACCAGCTTGAGGTTCTCAAGGCTGCAGTTGGCCATGTCGCCATTCAAGTGAATGACATATCGCCGAGCCCCTGGCTCTCCATGGAATGCGCGCCAGATAGTCACACCACAGCGAACCATGGTCTGCTTACCTGAGTCATCCCTGTACAAAGAGAACCCGGGGGCTCCGTCAGAACAGCGCTGGATAGTCAGAACCCTACCGCTCGAGATATTCCGCACCCGACCGAGATCAGATGCCTCATACCTTGAGAATGGGTGGGGTAAAATTCGCCAGCGCTCAGTCAATGTGCATGGCCTTCACGTGGTCCAGGAGGTACTTCTTCTCACGAGTCTCTTGATCCGTCACGATACGGAGCTTTGTCGTACGACGGGCGTAGTAGTACCTCTTCTTCTCATCCTCGTCAAGGAAGACGAAGAAGAGAACACCACGAGCAATCTCCTGGACTCGAACCAGCCTCATCGGGACACCGGAGACAACTACCTCACGAATAGGCTCGCCCTTCAGCACAACCTTGATCTGCTGGAGGTCAGTGATCTCCTCGGTAGGAGCATCAAGCGACCAGCTGTTCGAGAGCGGGTTGTAGATGAACTTCTGAGTAGGAGGCATAGCGATCCGAGTCATGAAGTCGGAGTCCTGACGCTTGAGATAGATGTACCATCCGGAGTCCTCCTCACCAGCGAGTTCAAGACCCATAACATGCCAGAACTTCTCCTGGTGAAGTACGATAACTGGCTTGAGGTTCCGGAACGTGTCGCTGATCCAGATATCTTCGAACTGCTCGAGGTCGATGCGCTTAGTGCTTCCCATGTGAATAGCCACCCATTCTGTGTTAGGTCGGAACTGAATGAACTTGAAGTTGGTGATGTCCTCGATGAGCTTATGCGTATACCCAGTCCCAGAGATACTGAACAACCATGAGTTATCCAGTCCTAGACCGTTCTCTTTTCGGAAATCAGTCACCAGAACTGGGACTTCCTTCATCGAGAACTGAACCAGAATCTTGTTCCCGCATGCCAGGACGTCTCGAGTATGGATCAGGAATTCCTCCCAACCCATATACCTCGGGATCTTGTAATATCCGGCTGAAGTCAGCTCCACAATATCCTCCTCAGAAATAACGAATCGTGTCGGCGGCCCATTCGACGTTCTTGAGAACCCAGTCGTAAGACTGGTGGCCCTTCTCGTTCGTTATAGTATGGCGAGTGAACTTGGACTTGAGGTCATCACTCAGACGGAAGGTGTACCAGTGCCCTGTCTCTCGCTCAGCGGTGATCCACAGATCGGTCGAGCCGGGAACCCGCATGAAGGACTTGACGTGGTACTGCCTGGACTCGTAGAAGAATGGAGCAGGCTTACCCTCACGAGCAGTCCAGTAGTCGTAGTACTCCTTGGCGTTATAGGTCTTCCGCTCCTCAGCAAGGAAGAGAACCGACCCGTTACTCATCAGGTCACCGTTCTTGATTCGCATCTTGGTGATGAGACCATCGACATTCGTCATGTACATGATCCACTGGTCATCACAGGTGGGCTTGAACTCAGTGACGAAGAGCTCCTTGTTCCGGTAGATGAACGTGGGAAGCATAACCCCATCCGTTTCCTTGAGCTTAGCCAGGTACTGCATACGAAGTTCGTAGATGTCAACGGGACCCTCGTCAACCTTGATAAGAGTGATCATTTTGCGCTCCTTTTAATGCGTCGTGGAATGTCGTACTCGTCGAGAATATAGTCCATGAATGCGAAGAGATCCTTCTCAATCTCATCCGCAAGCTCGCGATTCCTTACTTGAGAAACATCCACGATAAAACGATAGCTGTTGTTCGCAGTCCGCTTCTCAAGGTGAACGGAACACCGTGGCGTACGACGACGCTCAGGGTTCTTGATGTAGTCCAGGACAATTTCCCGTCCCGGCTTGTGATCAGGGTGGAGGACTTCTCGAGGTTCCTTACCCTCAGCTCGATCTCGCTTCCGAGCCTCAGCTAGGGCCTTTCTCTCGAACTCCTCTGATTCCTTGACAGCCCTCATGATGTCGTCAGCGCTGACAATGAGTCGGCTAGCCACGTGTGTCCTTTCTGTAAGAATGAGTGGAAACCCCGGGGCCCTTTTACAGACCCCGGGGCATTAGATCAACCGCGTCGCATCTCGCGGATGAAGATCCAGATGAGCCAGAACCCACCCGTCATACCAGTCATGAATACGTCGAACAGGAAGTTGAAGAATCCGTAGCGTCGCATCAGGCGGCCTCCTCCACGTCGTCGTACTTGGCGTCCAGCGGGTCCTCGGCAATGGTAACGTACATCGTACCGAGATATGCCTTCACGCCGGAGTTCCCGTTGACCTCCCAGACATAGGGGTTGATCGTGAGGTCCACGTTCAGGATCTCGACGTAGTCCAGGGAGTTGACAGTCTGCTCGTTGATGAACACCTTCCGTCGAGTCAGGTTCGGAATGCAGACGATCTTCGGAGGACGGGCCCGGTAGGACACCTCCACCTTGAGGTAGTGAGTGACAGCATCCGGGTCATTCCGAGACTCCCGGGTCTTCAGGTTCCACCCGTCTCGCTCGAGGGCCTCAACCATATCCTCGGGGATCTCCACACAGAAGGTACGCTTCGTACCACCAGCGTAAGGACCCTCAGCGGAGAAGTCCTTGAAGAAGATGCGGGCGTTCTCGATTGTCAGGTTACCAATTCGTGCCATTGTGTGCTCCTCAGAAGTCGGCGTGAATACGGAAGTCGGTGTGAACTCGAGAGGTGTCCCAGGATCCAATCTCAAGTACCTTACGAATGAACCCGGTGAGGTTCTTGCGCTGACGACACTTGAACAGAATCGTCTTGATGCCGTTGGGATAAGAGATCTCCCCGAAGACGCAATGCGGCTGTCGGTAGAAGCTGACCTCCACATCATTCTCGAGGTCGAACTGCATCACACCCATGAGTGCGCTGGAGAATGCGGGGGTTACCTTGGACCTCTTGTCAATGAACGGCTCTAGGTCCAGTCCCTCGAACTCACCAGCCTCCTCTCGAAGCTGACCATCGGGGGTGAAGAAATCAATGACGCTCTTGCTGTTCTGACTCATGCGATCCACTCGTCCTTAAGGTCGATCTTGTCGTGCATGATCTGCCTGAGGAATTCACAGGCGATCTGGTACTCACGGTTGTTGTAAATATAGATGGGCTTGATGGTGATATCCTCGTCGTGGAGGAACACACGCATCACGATGATCCGATGAATGGGATCGTAGGTGACGATGAAGCTATCCCCGTTCTTGAGCTGGTACTCAATGATGTCGGGGGCGTTACAGATGACGAGAATATCGTCAACGTCATTCTTCTCGCGATACTCCACTCCTCGACGGAATGCCTCAAAGCAGTCCTTGAGCTCAATGAACTCGGTATCGATCCGAAGATGGGTATCGTGGGCGACGATCTTTCCTGGCATGTGCGCTCCTTTCAGAAAAGCCTATACCCCAAGTTAATGGGGTATAAACTAGAGATCAGTCTTCGGTCTTCTCAGTGATCTCGTCACCAAGCTTCAGTCCGTCGTTGATCGAGTCGACGACAACCTTTCCAGCGTGGGCGCTAGCAACGGAACTCAGGCCGAATACGCCAATCCACATAGCGACCTTGGTAAGGCCAGTGGCGGATTTGACAATCGGCGAGAGGGCGCGGCTAACAACCATACCGGAGCAGGTCTCGACAACCAGACGGACGGCGAGGGTAGCAACGGGGTTCATGATGTGTCCTTTCGTAGAGGGGTCTCATAATACCCGTGGTTTCTGACGCGGACCCCCGGGCCCTTTTATAGACCCGGGGGCTTTTGTCAAACTACGTCAGGTCCAGTTGCGACGACCGCAGGCTGCGTCCTGAACATACATCCAGTACCGCTGCCAGAAAGGACCTCGGACAATAATCCAGTGTCCACACATATCACTTCACCTCCTTCATAGGTACGTGATCGAATGAAAGCTGCGAGACAGTCCTACGCCTCGAATCGGGCATGAAGACCAGCTCGTTCAATCCATCGTGGGAGAACATATATGCGGTCCAGTTGACCCAGTTAAAACACAGGATCTTCTTCTCTCGAGGGCAGGCTACTCGACAGTAACCCACCTGGTCCTTGAGAATACGGGCATTCCAATACTTACTGACACGACCCTCAGGAGAACATACCGTCAAGGTGAAATGCTTGACGTGGTTCCCGTAGATGATCTCGTCGTCAGTAACAGGATCTCGATCCTTCTCGATTGAGAGCTCCTGGTAAGGAAGCCAGCTGTTGATCAGATCAGCCATCGTTGTCTCCGTTCCAGATATACGGCTCAAGCTCCAAGGGTGAAGGCCTCGAAGTCGCCGAATTCTCCCACCGCAGCCTTTGCATCGTCAGCAAGACCCTCGAAGTAGTCCCAGTCGACCCATTCCTTCCAGTCGTCGGCGTGGGCTTCCTTGAATGATTCGAACTGTACCCACCTGTGACCGGTACTGCCTGATGCGGCATGGTAGTTACCATCTTTCTCGCGGAGAAGGATCCCGCCTCCACGGTTCACGGGGACGAAGGCGCCGGTCTTACCGACGAACTCCATCTCAGGGTTCTCTTCTGTTCCGTTGTTCAGATACAGAGCGGTGGTGACGCTCTTGGTCTCCGCCACGTCTCGAATATCCAGCTCCTCCTTCGAGAAGAGCTCCTTGAAGACGTAGGGGTGCTGGAACTGGGCGCCGGTAGCACTCCAGTGTCCGTCCTCGTAGTCGACATAGACGGCCTTGTTCACGAGACACATACGGTCGTAAGTAGCCTCGTGCTCGAAGGTGTAGCCATACTTCTTGCCGAACTCCATGACCTTCTCGATGATCTCGGGAGTGGCCCTCGGGATCTTGATCGAGTCGGTCTTGATGTGTGCAACGTCGAAGCCCTGCTCCTGGACGAAGTGCTTCAGATCCACCATGAACAGAGCGCCACGCTTGGCGACAATGTTGTCCACATTGCGGGGGTCCTTGAAGGCATTGGGGAACTTTGCCGCAGTGAGGCCGTACACCGAGTTGATAACGATCTTGAGAGCGAAGGCCAGTGCCTCGTAATCGACTCCCTCCTCGAGGAACGGCTTAAGGGCTCCGTCCAGAAGAGACCCGGCTAGCTTGTCGTCGTGGTGCTTGATGGCTACTCGGGCTTGCTTGATCTCACTGAAACGCTTAGTGTATCGGTCTCCGAAGAGGTTGAGACACTCGATTGAAGTGGGATGCATGCTCGCAACGTCGAGAAGGGCGACGTCGACGTAGATTCCTGGCTCGGCGTGGACGTATCCGCCCTCACCGACCTCCTCCCCACGATAGGTAGACTTGCCGAAAGCGTACTGATAGCCAGGGAATTGCTCACTGAGATCGGTGTAAACGAATTCACTTTGAGGATTCCTGTTCTTCCCGAAGATGATGAACTGACTGTGCTTGTTTGTTGTGTCGTTTGGCGTCAAGCCAGACAGCTCGGCAAGCATAAGGCGTGCCTGCCAATCCGCATGGAGGTGATCGAATACCGCCTCGGTGGCGATAACATCATTGTCACAGTAGGCTGCAACTTCCTCCCAACGATCCTCGGGAACATTCTCGTCCCAAGGAATACCAAGCTCCTGGTGATGCAGCCCAAGCTCGATCTCCCACTTCTTGAGGGACATCTTGGTGGCTGCGAAGTCGTACACGTCGGTGTAAGACAGGTTGTAAGCCTCGACGAACCCAGCAGTGACGCTGTTCTCGATGATCCGCTTGCTCAAGTCGTACAACTTGGCGTTGTTGAACCCCAGCGTACGAGCATAGAGAATATGGTTGTCGTACTTACGACAGTTGAAGCCGACAAGCCTCATCTCACAGAGGGCCTCGATCTCCTCGGGGGTGGGGTTAATCATCCGATGCACCGTCGGATTACCCTTCACCTTCCAGTTCACGAGGAACAGGTTCGGGAATACCTCGCAGTCGAAGAATACCAGCTCACCAGTCGGGAACCCCACGGTCTTCTCCTCAGGATCCTCGTTGGTAAACGGCATCTCCATGACTGTCTTGATCGCCGCCTCAGACTGGTGCGTCGAGTTCATGGCAAATGCCAACACCCGAGGCTTCAGATCCTTGACATCATACACCATCCCCTGTTCCTTGGCGTCACGGAGGATCTTGGCGATGAAGTCGACCGAGGGCTTGGTCGAGGGATGGATCTCCTTCCGAAGGTTGCGCTCAATAAGCTCCCTGACCTTCTTCTCGTTGGCCATGGTGGTCTTATTGATCACTTTCTTCTCCTTAAACGGTAGCCCCTCTGAAATATGAGCCACCGGGATGTTGTTGCAGTGAGTGACCTTTCTCCTTAGAGAGGAATCACCTGTGAAGACCTTGATCTCAATGTCTTCGTCGTAGAGCCTCGCCAGTTCGGAAGGATCTCCGTCGTAGATGTAGTGGAGGTGAACTCCATTACCACCTTGACTGGTCTCGGCGTAGGTAGGGGGCCATTCTGAGGCGGCCTGTAGGTTTCGATTAAGGTCCTTCCTACAGTCCGTCTTGATATCAAAGTCGATGACGATGTGGTTCTCGGGGACTTTGACGTAGTGGACTTCATGCGTGTCTATCTCACGAAGAGTGGTTCGAACGTTTGCCCATCGGAATTGCGGAGTCCCATGGTCTCCGGCTCTTTGGGCCGGACAGTCCGCCAGAACGTCGTCGAGAAGGGACTCGGAGTAGTCGAGGGCCAGTGAATATGGCTCCTCTGGAGAAGCCTCGAGTTCGGCAGGATCCAGTAAGTAATCCCTGAAGCCGGAATAGACGCTGCGTAGTCTATTGCCGTCATGCTGTACACGTGAATGAAACTCGTCAAAGTAATCTTTGAGTTCTTCACGGAAGATGTATCGGCTCTTCGAGTACGGGATATTACTCTCACTACAGTACTCCTTATACAACTTGTATGCCATTGTGAGACTAACGTACTTTTCTTCCTTGAAGAGGAGATAGTTCTCCTCAACAAAGTTGTAGAGCACATTGGTCTTCATCATCATGTCCTGGGGCTTATAGGCATCGTAGTAGTGCTTACCAAGACTCCGATAAACCCCAAGACAGTGATTAGCAATCTTCCCAAGCTCATCACGGATCTGCGTCATCAACGTCTGATACTCGTCAGCCCCCACTGTTTGTCCGGTGGGGGAGATATCAATCAGTCGACGGATGATTCCTGACTTGGAGTCCGTGATCTTGACAGGCTTGTTAGTGCCGATGAATAGGAGGGCATTGATTCGCTTGGGGTAGCGCTTCACGCCCTTCTCGTTGATCAGGATCGTCTCGTGGGCAACAATGCTGTTAAGAAGGCCATTAGTCTCGATACGGGAGAGGTCTCCATCTTGATCAATGGCCACGAGCGAACTCTTACTGAGAGTACTGGTCGCAAACTGATCTGACTTGGATCCAAGAGCTCCCGCATCGAATGTAGTTGTATAGCCTTGGAATAGAAGCTCCAGAATATTGAGGATCGTTGACTTTCCCGATCCCGGAGGACCATATAGAACGGCAAACTTCTGAATCCTCTTAGAGTCTCCAGCCACGATGGAGCCGATGAGCCACTCAAGCTTTCGTCGAGCATCCTCATCATATAGAGTTCCAACGAGAGATCCCCAAGCGACCGGCTCGCCCTCCTCGAGAGAGTATGGCAGCCTTGCAGTGGCATAGTCTTCCTTTCTGGGAGTATTGTCCGCAAATATAAGCTTAGCGTTAAGCTCCTGTCCGTTGTCAGGGAGCCTGGACTTCCAAGTCTGGAAGCTGGTCCATAGTCCAGTGTTGTAGTTGGACATAGTTTTCACAACGGTCTCGATCTGACCCTTGTGGTTCTTCTGGTGCTCGAAGAGGGACCGGTCTACAAACGTAGCGACGTCAAACTCGTCTGTAGACCAGAGCCCCTTCTCCTCATCCCAGATGGCCTGGAAGTCTCGCCCCTGAATGAGAATATCCCTCGATCGTCCGACGAGGAACTCAGGGTAGATTTCCACCTTTCCACTCTTTGTGGTACGCTCGCAGATTCGGTAGAAATCCATGAGTCTCCTTTACAAGTAATGTTCGTTTGCGTAGGCGTTCATCTGGGCCCAGAGTTCCGCCTTCCGCATATCACGTGCGCCATGAAGTGGGATCGCACGAAGAGGGAACATGGATCCGTGCCCCAGCTTCGTGTAATCCCTCGAGTTGATCCGCTCGAGGATAGATTCTACCTCTTCCTCGTGGCGGGGGTTGAACAGGGCCTCGTCTGTGTAGTCGTAGAGGCCACAGTTCTTCACCATCTCCCAGAAGTACCATTCCAGAGAATATGGTGTATCATCATCCTCGAGCATCATGTCCATACGCTCGGCCAAAGCGATGAACATCTCGAGCATGGAGCAGTGCTGCTCATTAAGCCAGACGTAGGACACATCGTTGTTCTCTCGAACAAACTGCCTACGAAGGTCAATACCATCCTGTGCACGGTTGATGTCGTTCTGGATCGTCACCCGGAACGGCGTCTGGTGCATTATCTCAAGTAGACTCAAATATGATTCCTCGGGACACTCGGCCATGCGAGTATCCCCAGTTCGATCGACAAGCCACTCGAAATATGAGTTATCCGGTGCCGCCTCGATCATTACTCGTCCTCGTAATACTCAACTCCGAGAACTGAGTGCTCGTAGGATTCGTCGAGAAGAGTGATCTCGAAGTCCGCGTGGCGGCTCATGCTTCGGACATAGATGATGGAATCGGAGGCAGACACACCGCTGATGATGTTGTCGAACCAGGACGTGTCCTGCATAGGAACGCCCCGGTTGTCAGCGAATACGTCGTCCTCCATGTAGTACGTGAGCTCGACATGCTCCTGATGACCCTTAGCCCGATACTCCTCTTCGGTGATCTGGTAGGCCTCGAAGTGCTGTCGATCCATCGTACGCTTGGTTACCTCCGCCTGCTCGGAATCTTCCACAGGAGTCGGAGAGTAATCCACAACAGCGCTCGGTACCACCGGCTCAGAATCGGATTCCCGATCCTCTGGATCAGGGCCATCTCCCACGCGATCTTTGTGCTTCGCTTCAGCAATTTCTGCAAGCTCCTTGTTGATCTCGATTGTTGCTTCTTGGAAGTCCTGCTCGAACTTGCGAGCAAGAACGAAATATACGCCAAGGCCGCCTGTGACAGCTCCGGCTGTGAAATATGCGATCTTCTCAAGCATGGCCACCTCAGATCTTGTCGTACATCACGCCGTCGACGTTGAAGTCCAGCGCCCACTTGGTGACAGTACGACCGTTCTTGTCCTCACCCTCGAAAGTGCCCTCGAAGATGTTGAAGTCGACGAAGTCATCACCATTACCCTTGACCCAGCCAGTCACAGCACCAGCGGGAGTGTGGGGGAACCCGAGCATCTTGTAGACCTCGTTGAGGAAGATGTGCCCACGAGTCTGAAGAATATCATTCGCGTACTGCTGCTGGCACTTGAGGTGCAGCATGGACAGGTCCTCGTCAGCGGACCAGTTGATGTTCTCGTCGTCAAAGATAACACCGTAGGGCGAGACTCCGTCGACAGCAGAGATGGCCTCGAGAGTCATCTCATCCTTAGTGAGGTCCTCGTCAGCGACAGACACGATGGCATCGAGCACCGCGTCCTTACCGAACTTGGACTCGACCTTCTTCTTGTAGGTCTTGAAGGCCTGGTCAACAGCGGCGTATGCTGCAGCCAAAGAGGCGTTACGCTTGAGCATGATACCGTGCCCAGTAATCAGAGAGGCGATTGAGGCGGCACCGAGAATAAGGGCGGGGGCATAAAGCTTCGCCAGCTTGGTGGTCATTCGGGTGTAGAGGATAACCTTGTCCCGAGTGGCGTCCTTGTCAGTCAGCTTGCCGTCCTCGTGAGCCTCGTGGACCTTGACGAGAAGGGCGGTCTCCTCAGCCAGAGTCTCCTCAACCTTGAGGGTGGCCTTAGAGGCGAGAACCGTGGTACCGATAAAGCCAACGGTACCAGCGGCAGTCAGAATGGTGGGGGCGTGCTTGCTGAGAACCAGTCCAGCGCGTCCGGCGAGACGGGTAACGATTCCGAGATTCATTTGATACGTCCTACTTCCTTGAGTCGAAGATAGATTGCGATTGCCTGGTCGTCTTCCATGCGTTCAACACGGCGACGCCACTTGTCTGAGAATGGGTAGGCGGCGATAAGTTCAAGCCGCACTTGCTGAGGATTCATCGTGCATTGATGTGGTCTGGTTTCGGGAGCTGAAGCATGTAGCCTCGGCGAGATCTAATCACCGACATGTACCGGGCCGAAGTCCAGCCCCAGTTCTCGTCAGTGTATTCGGTAGTGATACCGCAGAGATCGTAGA